TGTATCTGATATGTCTATCACCTTCTAAACCTAACTCTTTGGCTAGTTGCTTTTGAGTTAGGTTTAGTTCTTTTCTTATTTGTTTAAATTTTTGCGGAGTCATTTTATAAGTTGGCATTTAATAGGTCGCTATTTTTAGTTAAAATTGCAACCGCCAACTTAGCCTGCCTTGTAATAGCTAATTTTTGTTCAGATATTTTGTTATATTTATCAATATCTTCGATTATCTCTGATTCTGTTGGATATTTTATTTCGCCTATAGTTTCTAAAAGAAGATGTCTTGCAAGATAGTAGTGCATAGCTACTATAAAACCCTTTCTTATTGTTAAATGAGTTTTACCAATGAAAGAGCCATCTGGTAATGCATAATCTTTAAAAGGGGTTTTAATTGCTTCAATTGGATTTTTTAATAAAATATGTCCTGTTTTCATTTTTTCCTTTAATTAAATTAATAAAGTGGCCCTATTTGGCCTTACAACCTTAAGTTGTTAAATATATTATAGGAACTCATTTCCTATATGTCAACACTTTTTTTAACTTTTTTTAATCTTTTTCTTATGTTATTTTTAACGCTTATCACTTACACTCAATTCGTTAGCATAGTTAATTAGCTCTCCTTGTCTAATAACATATTTAAGATTTTCTTTTCTTAGCTCTTGGTTTTGCTTCTTGAGAATTAAATTTCTAGTTTCTAGCCTTTTTATAATTTCTTTATTTGAAATAAATATATTCCAACTATTTTTTATATATTTTAACATTCCTACCTCTGGTTGAAAAAATTGCTTATTTGTTTTTGTTAATATTTATTTAATATTCCATATTTCAATTGGTAAATATTTCCTGCATATATCAGCTGTTAGTTTCTGGTTTTTCTTTCTAGCAGCAGCATTAGTAGCGGCATAAGCATCATAAGCAGCAGCAGCAGCATCAGCAGCATCAGCAGCATTAGCAGCAGCAGCAGCAGCAGCATTAGCAGCAGCATAAGCAGCATAAGCAGCATTAGCAGCAGCAGCAGCAGCAGCAGCAGCAGCATTAGCAGCAGCATAAGCAGCATAAGCAGCATAAGCAGCAGCATAAGCATCATCTAATTGTTTTCTTGTGGCTTTCCCCTCGCCATATTTGATTGCCATGTCAACCGCTTCTTTGCTTCGTTCATTTTCCATCAAGTGTCTTACTGTGTTTGCACAATGACCTGCGATTAAAGTTCTTAATTCCTTATTTCTAGGATTAGATCTAGCAAATAACCACAAAATCCAATCACCTCTTTCACAATTATTTAAAAATTGTTCCAGGGTGAAGTCTTTAGCGAATAAATAACCATCTTCACAAGCATTGTGTTTTTTTAGAAATTCTTTTAATGTTTTCATGCTTATTTGTTTTTGTTAATAAACTTATTAATTATTTAAAGCCTCTTCAATTTTATTAATAGTATTTACATTAGGAATATTACTACCCTTTAAAGCATTATGAATAGTTGCCCTGGAGACTCTAGCCACTTTAGCAAGTTCTGAAATATTTATATTTTTATTTCTCATCTTGGCTTTCCAACTTTTTACAGTATTTACCTTTAAAGTTATTAATTGTTCTTTTCGCATTTTTTATTTAATTAAGATTAGTAAAAGACATGTTAATATATTAAATTATATTTGTCAAACATTTATTATACATTAATATGTAAATCATACCTTGTCATTTTTGTACACTTTTTACGATATTAATAGAATTGTAAAACATTTATTTGACATATTAAATTATAAATGTAATACTGGTTTTGGGAGTGGTAAACTCTAAAAGGCGTGGTAAACCTAATGTTAGTAATAAATTTAATTTTTTATGAAAGAGATATTACTTAGTAAATTAATTTTAACTCAACTTACTTCTTTTTTTATTTTATCAATTTTAATTTTTTAATTATGAGAGTAGAAAATTCAATATCTATAAAAATACTACTGAAAAGGATTGAACTAAGTGATTCAAATATCCTTAAAGTTCTTAGGGTTGCTCGTGCTGCTGGAATAAAAAGGCTTTACAAAGTTATTAACAGATTAAATAAAGAGGCAAAATGATAATAAATAAACAAGAAGAACTAGAAGCATTAATTGACTCTAACAACGATATAATCATTGAAGATGATTTAATAATAAGATGTGATATTAACATTGATACAAATATTAACGCAAGGAATATTAACGCAAGGAATATTAAAGCAATGGGTATTAACGCAAGGAATATTAACGCATGGGATATTAACGCAGGGGATATTAACGCATGGGATATTAACGCAAGGAATATTAACGCAAGGAATATTAACGCATGGGATATTAACGCAGGGGATATTAACGCAGGGGATATTAACGCAGGGGATATTAACGCAAGGAATATTAACGCAGTGGATATTAAAGCAGGGGATATTAACGCAAGGAATATTAACGCAGGGGATATTGAATATTACGCTGCCTGTTATGCTTACAATTCCATAATTTGCAAATCAATTAAGGGGCAAAGAACAAATAGCAAACACTTCGTATTAGATGGAGAGTTAAAAATTAAGGAGGAAGATGCTAAATAGATTAAAATACTATCTTAACCAATTTGGATTTAAAATATATTATAACCGCTATGAAATTTTTAGAAAAATATAAAGAATATATTTTACCGCTGCTTTGCTTATATGCGAGTAGTATTTTTATAATTTATAACATAATAACATCATGATTACGCAAAGAGAAATAAAACTAGAACTCAAAGATTCTTTAAAAGATTTATCACAAGTTACTACTAAACCATTTCAGATTATGTATATAAAAATCTAAATAGTAGTGATGATATTGACCTCGTCAAAGAAGTGTTGAATAACTCATATAAGTTGAAAAATGATCCAATTGAAGCGACTCATTGGATGCCTTTACCTAAACCATTAGTTAAATAGTTATGATTGAAGAAGAAATTATTGAATCAATAACAATAATGCAATTACAGAACAAGCAAAGAAGAGAATTAACTTCTTTTGACGATATTAATTCTAGTTGCGAAAATTTAATCATATCGCTTGAGGATTGTGTGGATAATTGGGATGATGAGGAGGTTTTAAGTGATTTGAGAAATAGCTTTTACGAGCCTGATATCACTAAGGAGGAATTACATAATTTAGAGCTTGAGCTTTATGATTTAGCAAAGAAATATAATTAAAAATTATGACAGATCAAGAAAAAATAGAACTGGCACAGTTTTTTTCTAATTTAAGTTTAATCTTGAAGGTAGATTCTACGGATAAGCAGAAGCTTGATTTAATAATAGAAGAGTTGGCTAAACTTGATTATTCTATTGATACTATTTTAATTCAACTTTTGGCTAATAAAAATCGTTTGAGAAAAAAACAACTGCATGATTGTAATTATTTATTAAACACATCGTTGCATTTTATAGATTCTAAACATAGAGGAAGGAATTACAAGTATTATTACAATTTATTAATTGATAAATGTCGTAAATTTTTCAAGAAAAACCATCCTGAATTAATTTGTGACCACAGAAAATTCGAAGAAGAATAAAAATGAGAATAAAAGATTTGATAAAAGCAATTGAAATCATTAGGTTAGATGATAAAAAAGAATTTTACAAGCCAGACATTGTAAAAGAAAGATTGCATAAAATGGAAATTGAATTAATTGAATTATCAAGGAAATATGAATAGAGAATTACACATTAAAGCTCTTAAAGATCAATTAAATAGACTAAAATTATCAAGAGATAAGTTAGATTATTTTCAAAGAGGAGAATTAGATTTTGCGGAAATCTTGATAAAAACTAACTCCTATGACTTAGCAGATTATGAACAATGTTTATCAAACTTAAAAGATATTGTATTAAAATGACAGGTCAGATATTTTACGAAAAACCACAACTTAAAAATGTCTGCATTACTTGCCTAAAGAATGAAGCAAAAGAAGATGATTACGAGTGCTGGGATTGTATAGATAAACACACCCAAAAAATGAAAAAAATCAGAGAGAACAAGCTATTATTCAAGACTCAATACAAAATTGGGAAAAATTACATCAGAAAACCTAACAAAGATAAAAGCTCTAAAAGGCTATCCTCAAAATAGTACAATCCGCTGTATCATTTTAACAAAATAAATAGAAATAAATATTAATTATTGACATAGTATTTTATACTCTTTTCTAGATTACAACAACGAATCTAGGGGGAAGTTGTAAGAGCCTTCCTCCGACCTTGCTCTTACAATATTAATATATTAAGGTTATGTCAAAAGAATCATTTCTACTTTTTAAATCATTTTATGAGCCAACTAGTCATTTATCTAGTCAAGATAAAGGTAAGCTTTATGATGCAATTTTTCAGTATCAAATTACTAAAAAAGAACCAAAACCCACCTCAACAATTTATCCTTTTTTCTTGTTCTTTAAGAACCAATTTAGACTAGATAACCTAAAATACGAAAAGAAAGCAAATGCCAATAGATCTAACGGACTAAAGGGTGGAAGACCTAAAAAAGATAAAAACCCAAAAAACCCATTGGGTTTAGAAAAACCCAAAAAAGCCTATAATGTAAATGTTAATGATAATGTTAATGTAAATGTTAATGATAATGAAGAAGAAGAAAAAAAATTAGAAAAAAAAGAAATTCAAATTCCAAATTTTGTTGATGTTGAATTATGGAATGAATATTTGAATATGAGAAAAAAGAAAAAAGCATTACCAACGGAAAAAGCTGTTGAGTTGGTAATTAAAAAATTAGTAAAATTTGAAAATAACAAAATAGGTGCAGCTAATGAGGCTTTGGAAAACTCTATCGAAAGCAATTACACGGGTGTATTTGAGCCTAAAAATAACTTTAAGAAAGAAATATCGAGGTTAGCATGGAAAAATTAAAACTAGAGTCATTTTTTGAAACAACGGCGGAGAATTTTAACTTTAAGCTAAACAAAGGCTTTGAAAATCTCTTAAACATAATTCAATCTCAAACTGAAAAAGTACCAGATGAAGTTATTAAAAAGAAATTTCAGGAACTTTGGCTTTTAACAAATGACGAATGGCATAAAAAATTTAATTTACAATGGGGAGGTTACCCTTCGCTTGCCCAATGGTTAGAAATTTTAGTTGAAAAACCATTAACAGATGAAGAGATTGAGAAGAAAAAGAAAGAATATGAGGAAAATTTAACCATACAAGCGAAAACTGTTGGTGTGTGGCTCAATGCACCTTATTATGAAAGATTGTTCTGTAGTCGCTATAAATGCCCCCTTTATGTTGATATTAAGTTGATGTTGGACACCTATTGTAAAGTTAAAGAAAATCTATCAGATGACAGAATAAAAAAAATGGCTGTCTATCTAAAAGAAAAACTAGATCAAGATAAAGCCTTATTCTATGATACTCTAAAGGGCATTGCAAGAGTAAAACAACCACTTTTATTAACTTAAATTAAAACGAAATGAAATACAAAGTAAAACAAAGAGTATATACCGTTTATGAGCATCAACCCTACGGAAAAGGAGGCTTAACAATAAACGCTTACAGAATTACTAGGGTTATCAGTGATAAGAGCGAGGATCTATCAAAAGGGGATTATGTAGTCATGAGCCTAGATAATGGAGATGCAACAAGACAATTTTATTCAGAGATTGACTTGTTAGATCAAAATGAAGTTCTGGAAAAGGTGGAAGAAATAACTAGAAAGAAATTTTAACCACCGCTTTGAGAGCGCAACAATAAATAAGGAGGATTGAATGAGTGAGATAAAAGACTTTTTAAAAGAATTACTCTGTAGGCACGAGAAAGTAACTAAAACTTTTGGTGCTAATTTTAAAAACCCAGATCAAAGATGTGTTGTTTATACTTATATTGGATGCAAGAAGTGTGATAAGCATTTTAAGATTATTAAATAATTTGACCACCGCTTTGAGAGAAAGCGTAAGTAAAACACAAAAGAAGAATAATGAGCTATGAAAGTATTAAGCCTTTTTGATGGTATAGCAAGAGTAAAACAACCACTTTTATTAACTTAAATTAAATTAAAAAAATTATGACAAAATTAACACAAGAAGAAATATTAGAAGCTCGCAAGCTTAGAATTGAAAGAGCGGAACAAAACCACAAGCAAAGATTAGAGCTAGGAATCAAAGCAGAGCAAAGCGAACAATCTTTAAAAATTGAACTAGAACATATTGAAGATATTTACGATATATTAATAAATAAATAAAATTATGACACAAGCAATAATAATACTATCAATCCTGGGAGTAATGGCAATAGGAGCATTTTTATTGTGGTTTTCACAACAAAAGGAAATAGTAATTAATTTTAGTAAATGGATATGAAAGAAAAAGAGCCTTTAGAAATGATAAAAGAATTTCTAAAAAAACAGACTAAAGAAATTAGAGAAGCTCGCAAATACTTAAGGAAGAAATATCCAAAATTAATAAAATAATATGAATAAGATAAAAAAAGAAGCTTTAGCACTACTTAAACTTTTACACGCCAAACAAAAGAAGTACGAAAAGCTAAACGATAAAATTAGAAATCTAATCCCAGAATTTACGCCCTACGTTCAATCAATAGATGATGATTATTTGACAGGGGTTACAAAATTACTTGATGAAATATTAGGCGATGAATTGGCTAGCTATCTTTTATTTGAAACTGATGGTAGTGATAGCTATTATTATCAGTTAAAAGAAAATAAGAAATTTCCAATTAGAAATGTTGATGATATTATTAAATATATGGATTACAGAGATGCTAAATAAATCAAAATAGGAGAAGATGAATTATAACATACACTTACTTTTATTAACAATAATTACTGGTTGGTTTTGTTTTTAGAAAAAACACTATTTATTAAAAAATACTTGACTCTTTGAATTAATTGGTTAATTTAATCAAAAGTTATTAACCAATTTTTATAAAATGAAAAACGAAATAAAAAAAATGATAAGTGATTTGTTGGAAAATAAAGAGCTAAAAGAGAAAATAGAAATTATTAACGATATAAGAGAGCATATACATAATTTATGCCCTTTTAAAAGTGAGCCAGTAGACTTTGTTAAGTGGATTGTTAATAATGATGTGGTTGCTAACGATTATAACCCAAATAAAGTAGCTCCCCCAGAAATGCAGCTTTTAGAGCTTTCGATTATCAATGATGGTTATACTCAACCAATTGTAACATGGGAAAATCCAGAAAAAGAAAAAGTAGAAGTTATAGATGGTTTTCATAGAAATAGAGTTGGTAGAGAATCTGATATTGTAAGAAAAAAAGTTAGTGGCTATCTACCTATTGTTGGAATAAGGAAAGAGCAGCAAGATAAAAATGACCGTATTGCTTCAACGATTAGGCATAATAGAGCGAGAGGTAAGCATCAAATCAACGCTATGAGCGAAATAGTTATCGAATTAAAAAATCGTAATTGGGCAAATAAAAGAATTGCTAAGCAATTAGGAATGGATGAAGAAGAAGTTTTGAGGCTTTGTCAAGTGTCTGGTTTGGAGCATTTGTTTAGCGATGATGATTTTTCAAAATCTTGGGAATCTTCTGACTATCTAGATAATGATTATGAAATTTTAACTGACGAAGTTGAGAAAGAAATGAATTTATATAAAATACCAAACGAAAATGACTCAACTAGAATTTTTCACACCTACGATAAATGGGAATGTCACAAAGCCGGTTTTTATCAGAGTGTAAAAGAAAATTTAACGCACGAACAATGTGAACAAGAATATATTAGAATTTTAACAAATGAAGATTTATTTAGAAACGCTTTGAACAGGGTTATTAATGAATGGAAATACAGTTGTGAGCATTATTTAAGTAATAGAGCTATGAATAGAATAGCTTGGCTTGGTCAAGCTTCTGTTTGCATAGTTTCTGGCGTTCCCTCTTCTTATAGTGGTGCTTGGTTTAAATTATCAAAAGAACAACAGAATAAAGCCAATTCTATAGCGTTAGAATATTTAAATATATGGTTAAAAAAAAACGATAGAGAAAACGTCTCTTTAGATGACGCTTTGTGCATTGACAGACAAATTGATTTATATTAAAAAAAATGACAAATAAAATTTATTTACAAGAAAATGTTTTAGAGGCATCTAAAAAAAGAATAAGCAATGTTTTTGATAATTTTGAAAAATATTATATTAGTTTTAGTGGGGGTAAAGACAGCTCAGTAATGACTCATTTAGTTTTAGACGAGGCAAAAAAAAGAAATAAAAAAGTAGGACTGTTGATTATTGATCTTGAAGCTCAATATAAAGAAACCATTAATCATTTAAGGGAAATAATTGAAGAATATAAAGAAAATATAGATTTGCACTGGTTTTGTGGGGAATTGCAATTAAGAAATGCAGTTAGTGATTATCAGCCAAAATGGGTTTGTTGGGATGAAAACAATAAAAATATTTGGATTAGAGAAAAACCAAAAGAGGCCGCAGATTTAAATCAATATGATTTTTATATTCCAAAAATGGAATTTGAAGAATTTATGGTTATATTTGGCAAATGGTACGCTAGCGACAAATTAACCGCTGGGTTTATAGGTATTAGAGCAGATGAAAGCTTGCATCGTTATAAGGCTATTACATCTACAAAAAAAGGATTAACATATAAAGGGTGGAAATGGACTACAAAATTATCTAATTTTTTATATAATGTATATCCTATATACGATTGGAGAACGGAAGATATATGGATTTTTCATTCTAAAAATAAATCATTGCAACATAATAAAATATATGATATGATGACTATGGCAGGCGTTAAACTAAGCAATCAAAGACTTTGCCAGCCGTTTGGAGATGATCAAAAAAAAGGTTTATGGCTATATCATATACTTGAGCCAGATACTTGGTATAAACTATTAAATAGGGTTAGCGGAGTTAACAGTGGAGCTTTGTACATTCAAGAAAAAGGTAATATTAACGGTTACAACAATATCACAAAACCAGATAATCATACTTGGGAGTCTTATGTAAATTATTTATTAAAATCATTGCCAACAAAAATGCAAAACCACTATAAAGAAAGATTTAAGAAATTTATAGTTGGATGGAAAAAAAGAGGTTATAAATTTATTCCAGATCAAGCTCCCCACGATTTAGAAGTTAAGCAATGGGCTCCATCTTGGAAAAGAATGGCTCGATGCATATTAAGAAATGACTATTACTGTAAAGGTCTTGGTCAAACGCAGCCAAAATCAGAAGCTTATGAGAAATATAAACAAATAAAAACCTTACAGAAACTAAAAGAAAATGCCTAAAGGAGGAAAAAGAACTGGTGCAGGACGACCAAAAAACACAAAAAAAAACCTTAATTCAAAAAGAATTTCAGTTCCTTTCCAGTTAATAGATAAAGTAAAGTCTTTAATCAATAACTATAAAAGGAGCAACTAACTCTATTCTAATGCCAATAGTAATGAAAATAAATCCAGTCGCAAAACCTAGAATGACACAATCTGACAAGTGGAAAAAAAGAAAGTGTGTTTTAGTTTATAGAGCTTTTTGCGATGAATTAAGGTTACAATCAAGAAATTTTGAATTAGGAGGAAATTATAAAATATGCTTTTATCTGCCAATGCCAAAAAGTTGGAGCAAGAAAAAAAAGGAATATATGAAAGGCACGCCACACCAACAAAAACCAGATTTAGACAATTTAATAAAATCTATCAATGATGCACTTTTAAAAGATGATAGTGTAGTTTATAGATTTGAAGCCTCTAAGTGGTGGGGTGATAAAGGTAAAATAATAATTCAGAATTTTTAAAGAAAGTTGAAATTAATAGTTGACTTTAATATTTAAATCAGTTTAAATGAATTTAAACACTAACTATTAAAAATAACATGACTAAAAAACAAATACCAACCTCGTTAAGAATACCAGAATATTACTACAATTCGCTCGTTAATCAAGCTAAAAAGGAAAATAGATCATTAAATTATCTTGTTAATGAGGCTATTGTGCTTTTTGTTAAGAATTTAGAGAAAAATGAGAAAGCTAATTAATGCAATCAAGAAATTCTTTAAAAGAAAACGCAAAAATGCTTTTGGTAAAAGTGCTAATGCTGAGAGCATTAAGAAATTATTAAATACAAAATAAATAAACAATGGAACCACAAACAAAACCTAAGCAAGAGGCAGTAATGCTATTGCATACTTCTGCTGGTAAATTTGGAAATAATGTTGAGCTTGAGACTTCTAAACAAGGGGTTGAGGAGTTTAAGAAGTTAATTACTAATATTAATCTAAATAAAAAAGAAAATGAGTAAAGACAGAATATTGATAATTAAAGATGGATTGTCTCAATCTAGTGTAATAGGTAATATCTTTGCCAACAGTAAAGATAAATATATCACTAGTATTTTGAATGAGATTCAGAAAACAAAAGGAAGTAAACAAGATTTAACAGAGTGTACAGTTAATAGTATAGTAAGTTGCATCAAGCAAGCTCATGATTTAGGTTTAGAAATAGATGGGAGACAGCATTGCCATTTAGTAAAATATAAAAATGAAGCTCAATTACAGGTTGGTTATCGTGGTTTTATCTATGCCATTAAAAGAGCGTATCCAGATGCTAATATTGATTGTAGATTAGTTTATGAAGGTGATAAATTTACTCTAAAAAAAGAGGGTGATATTACTACTTATAGTTTAGATGTTGAAAATCCTTTTGCAAAAAGAGATAAAATTATAGGGGGTTTTTGTTATATCTCGTACTCACTAGGCGAAAAGAAGTTAAGTTTTTGTGACGTGATGAATATTGATGAGATTAACAAGATTAAAGGTTGTGCAAAACAAGCCTTTATTTGGAATGCTTGGTTTGAAGAAAAGGCAAAAGTGGCTTTAATTAGAAGAGCTTGCAAGATACATTTTAGCTCTATTCAACAATTATCTAATTTAGAACAACATGATAATAAAGATTTTGAATTAAAAGATGTTAGTAAAACCGCTAATATTCCTGATAATTTAGAATTTGAGGGTGATGAGTAGGAATATAAAGCGATATGATTTATTAAAAATAATAAACAAGATGGATTCTGATATATTGGAGTTGCAAGGTAAATTAACTGGAATGTGCTACATATTAGGGGCTGCAAGGACTGCTTTATATTTAGATGACGAGCAAGAGAGGCAGGAGGCTTTTTATTCCGCCACTAAAACTATTAGTGAAAAAAGATTAAATAAAATTCTTAAAAAATATGAAATTAATTGTTGACATATAAAGACATTATGTTAATATGTAGTTACATTATTAATTTAATTATAAAGAATATGAGAAATTTAATTAAAAATATCTTCTTTTTTATGAAAAATAGAAAAAATATAAATAATCTAAAGAATTTATATAAAAAAGAAAATAACAAGAGTCATTTTTTAAGTTTAGATGAATTTAATAATTACTACCACTAGAAAATGTGTAACTACAAAGAAAAAACATTATACCACATCAAAAATAAACTAAATAAAAAGTTTATTGTTAGAGAAGTTCAAGGAAAAAGGCACTCTTTAGAATTAATCTTTTTTGAAGATCCAATAGCCATTTTTCCTAACTGGGAAAATTGCTATAAATATTTAAAGTTATTTACCAAATCACAAAAAAGGAAATGGTTAGAAAAGTCAAAGAACTTTCAAAATTATATCTGGGATACTGATCTAGAAACTTTCGAGCAAGAAATTATCAAAGATATTCAAGAAATATATGATTATAAATACTCTTCTTTGGATATTAGCGAACTATCAGAAATATTAAGTGATTTAACCGACGAAGAATTAAAGAAAAGTATTAAAAATTTAGTTTATGCTTTGGAATATATTTATAAAAAAGAAACAATAGAAATTGAGTAATGTGGGTAGATATTAAAAATAGAATTTTAAACTTAAATCATTATCATAAAATCATTAAAATGATTGATGAATGCGAAAGTTACAAAGATTATTGCATTAAATTTTATTTAAAGAATGGCACTAAAACAGAATTTACTTTAATTTCTTTTAAAAGTAAGAAGGAAAGGGATGATGTTTTTGATAGATTACACGGAAAAATAGTGGAGGCAGTAGCATGAACTTACCAAAAATATTAAAACATACAAGAACTTTCAATAAACTGACTCAATTAGAATTAAGCGAAAAGTTAAACATAAGTCGCTCTTATATTTCACAAATTGAAAAAGGAATTAAAAACCCAACTAATGAAACTTTGCAAAAATATTCAGAGGCTTTTGGTATTCCTTTATCAGTAATTTATTTATTTGCTGAAAATTTGGATAATAAAGAGGACTTTAAAAGCAAGGCTAAAAAGCTTTTAACAAAGAGTAGTTTAAGTTTATTGGATTGGATAAGTAAATAATATTAATTAAAATTAAAACATTATGACAAATGAAATACAAATTTATAATATAAAAACGACTTTAAATAAAGACTTTATCACCAATGAGGAATCTGTTAATAATTTTTTGGAAGAGATAAATAGCTTAAAAGATATAGTTTTTGATTTTAATAATGCCGATGATATAAAGAAAGCAAAAGAATTAAAGACACAAGCAAATAAATCCGTAAAGTTATTAAAAGAAATTTGTGAGCCTTATGAGGCAGAAGGCAAGAAGATTGCTAATATTAGAAGCAAAATATCAACAACACTTTCTACTGGTAAAGACAACATAATAGATCAAATATTAAAGCCAATAAATGATGCAGAGAAAAAATTAAAAGAAATTAAGCATACAGATATTACTTTTCCAAACATACAAGTCATTGATTATAAATTAAAAGAATTTGAAGAGCTTTATAATTTTAACTGGTTAGCTTTAAAAGATGAAGCTATAAATATTTTAAACTCACTCAAAGAAACTGCATTGCTGAAAAAACAAACATTACAAAAAGAAGAGGAAGAAAGATTAAAAGAAGAAGAGCGAGCTAGAAAAGAAAGAGAAGATGCGATAAGAAAAGAAGCAGAAGAAAAAGCAAGAATTGAGGCGGATAATAGAATAAAAAGAGAGCTAGAAGAAAAAGAAAGATCCTTACAACTTCAGAAGCAACAAGAAGAATTACAAGCTGGAAAATTAAAAGAAGAAGAGGAAAGAAAAGCTAATAATATTGAACATAAACGAAAGGTGCATAATGAAATTTTTAAAGCCATGATTCCAGTAGTTATGACAGCTGATGGATATTTAAAGGATTTAATTAAGGCGGTAGTAAAAGGAGAAATTCCTCATTTATATATAAAGTATTAAAATGACGATTATTTGCTGAAAATTTTGATAATAAAGAAGATTTGAAGAGTAAGGCTAAAAAGCTCTTAACAAAGAGTAGTTTAAGTTTATTGGATTGGATAAGTAAATAATATTAATAGGAGTAATGTATGAGTAAATTAGAGTCAATGTACATAGGTCTAGATGCAGATAAAAGGTTAGTAATTCAAGAATCTTCTTATATAGAAGATGGCATTTATATAAGAGAGCTTATCTGTGGAGGTGGATTTGAAATAATGTCAATACCTCAATATGGAGGAAAAGAATCGGTTGAGGGTGTTTATCTTACATTAAAAGAAACTCTATGTGAATTTGAAAGAATGAAAACAGAATATAGTTAAAAGATGACAATTAAACAACAAAGCCAAGAGTGGCTAACAGAAAAGCGTAAATATATTGGTGGTTCAGAAATATTTTCAATCGCCCTACACTATTGCAAAAAAGAACTTGCTCAAATAGGTATTGAGAATGAGACAAGCTTTAAAACTGCTCTTGAGACTTACCTTGAAAAGAAATTTGATGTAAAACCAGATCCAATTAATCCTGTTTACAGTGAATTTGGGCTTGGAATGGAAGATTTCATTATAAACAGATTTAACCAAGAAAACAAGAATTTTGTTGCAACTGGATCAAAAGATTTTATAATTAATTCTGATATTGACGAGTTGGCGGCTTGTTCTCCTGATGGATTTGTTGAAGCTAAAGAAGATTTTATTGATTATGATAAAAAGGAAATAAAGGCTAGCAAAGGTATGTTGGAAGTCAAAACAACGCCTTATCAGTTTAATTTTGAGGCAGAGGCAGGCACTCGCTGGGCTTACATTTTCCAACTCCAATACAATATGTTAGTTTGTGGTCATGACTGGGGATTGTTAGCTTGTTTAACACCAAAAGAAAAAGAGTTTGATAATGATTTTTTTAAGGGTAAGATTCTTGGTAAGCTAGAAATGCTTGATAAAATTGATGATGAACTGGGTGATATATCTGAAAAATATATAATTGATTCTGATATTGATAAATACTACAACCTCTACACCTACACCTACAAAGCTAATAAAACAATTCAAAACATCTGCAAACTAGCTTTAAAACGCTTCCAAGAGGCAATGGATAAGGTAATATTGCCTAACCTAAGTGATAACAAAGATAAATTAATGCGTGAAAAGAAAATGTTAGCTAAAATGTACCCAAATAAATATGGTGAAATTATGGCAGATAACGAGCTTAACGAGCTTTTAAACGAGAGAGGAATTATAAACAATCAGTTTACTATCTTAAAAACAGAATTAGAACAAACTAATTGCAAGATAATTCAGAAAATGGATAAGGCTATTTGTGCAAAAGGATTTCATTACATAGCGAAATTTGATAAAAGACACGTCCTAAGAGTTAGTCAAAATAAAGATAGTGATGTAACCCCTCCAATGGTTGAACAATTACAAGCTGGCGAGTTTGTTGATTTTACACAAGGCGGATAATAATAATTAAACAAGATTATAAAATGGAAATATATTTTACTTAATCTATTTGATAAGTCAGAATAGATTTGGTTCTGCTAATATGTTTAGAATATGTTTAGCCTGTGTATGTGTTGAACATGTTTTTTTAATTAAATAATAATAATCAAAATAAATAAAATATGTCATTAAATAAAGTTACATTAATTGGTAATGTGGGCCAAGATCCAGAAATAAGAGCAACACAAGATGGTAGAGAAATTGCCAACTTTTCACTTGCTACTACAGAAAATTGGAAAGATAAAAATACAGGTGAGAGACAGTCAAAAACCGAATGGCATAGAATAGTTGTATTTTCTCAAGGTTTAGTTGGCGTAATTAAAAATTATGTTAAAAAAGGCTCTAAACTTTATATTGAAGGTGCTTTACAAACTAGAAAATGGACTGATAAGAGCGGTATTGAAAAATACACAACTGAAATAATTCTACAAAACTATAACTCAAACTTACAAATGCTTGATTCTAGAAATTCTCAAGATTCTTCTCAAGGTATTGAGGATACTATAAAAAATGAGTTTCAAGGTGCTAAAGAGGTTGAATTAGATGATGATATTCCTTTTTAAGGAGCTTGACCAAGGTCATTAATAACCCATGAATCATTAGCTATCAGATTAGCTCTTGCTGTTGTGGCTGCTCCCACAGAGTATTGAGAAGCGACATCAAAAGTTAAACCACTTTGAACAGTTTGAGCATCCAAAGCAATTAATAATAAATCATAATTTGCTGTTGAGAACGCCGTTGCTCCTTTCAAGAAGCCAACAATGCCGAAAAAATCGAAAGATGTTACTTGGCTATAATCTAAGGCACTTATATCTTGATTAAATACAGTGTTTGAATCAAAAGTAGCACTCATATTTGTAACGCTTGAAGTATCAAATAAATTAATAGGCTGATTGAATGCTGAATTCTGAAACATGCTTTGCATGTTCTCAAGGGCTGTTGTAACCCAAGTATTAATAGGCTGATTGAATGCTGATCCAAAGAACATACCACTCATATTTACTACGAGTTGAACATCCCAAACCCCTATTGCTTGATTAAACGAGGTGTTGCTGAACATACTATTCATATCAGTAACTGATGAAGTATCCCATAAATTCAAAGGCTGATTAAAGCCAGAATTAGAGAAAGTCTCACCCATATCAACTACACTTGAAGTATCCCAGGCATTTAAGGCTTGATTAAACGCTGTTGCATTTTTGAAAGTGCTATTTAAATTAGTCACATTGCTAACATTCCAAACTCCCACAGGCTGATTGAAAACCGCGTTCGTTAAGAACATTCCGGATAAATTAGTTGCTGAAATCATATTCCATACAGAAATATTCTGGTTCATGCTCGTGCCACTAAATGCCTCTGAGAAATTCTCCACATTACCAACATCCCAAGTTGTGATCGATGAATCATTAAATGATGATGAGCTAAATATAAATTCAATTGTGGTTGCACTTGACAGTATCCAGTTAGCAACACTTGAATTAAATGATGATAATGCAAACATATTTGCGAAAGTTGTTACGCTGCTAACATCCCATAAATCTAAATCTTGATTGAAAGGTGAGTCAAAAAACATTTGATCCATTTGTGTAACAAGGCCAACATTCCAAGAATTTATTGGCTGATTAAATGCGGAGTTTGCAAACGCTAACGAACAATCTAATAGGCTAGTAGTAACCCAATTACCAAGAGGACTATTGAAATTAATAGCATTAAGAGCCATGGACTGAATTGTGGTAACATTACTAACATCCCAACCATTTATTAAAGGATTTGCCTTAGAGTCTGCAAAACAAGCTTCTAAAGTAATAATTGTTGAGGTGTTCCATCCGTTCATACTGCCAGACACTGATAATATGCCAGCAAAAGCACGACTAAAGCTAGTTGTTGCGCTGAGATCTAAGTTATCAGTAGCCGCCCAATCTAAATTAGTACAACCACGGAAATATCCACCGCTATTACCTACTTTTAATTGACCACAATTACTAACAGAAGTAATTTTTAGTTTATCTCCACCATTATTAAAAGTAAAACCATTTATTGGAGCGTCTATTTCTATTGTTTTTGAACCCGAACCATCTGGAAAAATAACTACATTATCACCAACAGCAGTAACTGTCTTAATTACAGATCCATTATAAATAACATCAAAAGGAAATGTTGAAGTTGCTTCTACAGGTAAAGCTATTTCATCATTGGCTGATATACCTGCATTTGTTGTAAGCCAAGTTGATATAAACTTAGTTTGCGCAACAGAAGCATCGCTAGCCAATATGTCTCTTGTTATTTCTTTAGTTATTTCTTTAGTTATTCCTCCTGTGATCATAGCTTTATTCTGTTATATTTAATAAAAATTCATCATCAAGAATTGATCGTAATTTTTCTAGAGTATTTCTTGAATCTAACACAGCTATATTTTCACCTAAAAAGCCCCACTTTCTACCAACTAAAATACAACCTTGTGTATGCTCCTCGATGTTACCACTATGAATTAATATATAAGATCTACCTTCTACATCTTGAAGCTCCCAAACATTTGGATATTTATTACTTGAATATGTCTTCACTATATATTCTCCTAACGGAATGCATGAAATGAAAGGCTGATTATTGAGCCACGGGTTTTCAAGTGTTTTGGCAATTTCTTTACTCTCTAGCTCTAAGCTTCCCAACACAGCTTTATTGCTGATTATTTCTCTTTTTAGTTTAAGTTTCTGCATACTCTAACAAATCCATTAAACTTAATATCATATCTCCGTATTCGTCGCTGTAACCTACTGGCATTTTTTAACTCCTAATTTTTCATTATGTAATAGAAAATAATCAACATGCTTATTGCTTATTATTTCCTTCTCTCTCTTGTTTAAGCAAATAGGCTCCCCCCATAGCTCAAAGTTATCTGTTGTAGTACTACAGGCGTTTAAGCTTATCAGTACGACTAAGCTTACTGTTACGATTATAAATCCTTTTAGCATCTTTAACCGCATTGATCGCTTTATCTTTTTGTCTATTTCTTTCATCCTGTTTTCCTTTAAACTTACCAAATGTAAAAATTCCAATAATAAATAATATAATTGCTCCTATCTTCTTAATCATTTTATAACATATTCATACATTACGATAATTGTAGCTGTTATACTGCAAAGAACTATACTAACAGCTAAAGCCCTTCTTGTCCATTTATGCTTAAAAATTTTACTAATAATAGAATTAGCAACCTTACATTTATCTTGCATCAAAAATTATAATTTAAATTAACACTAGCGCCATGACCAATTTTATTAGGCATTATGGCAGATATCCCAATAGAAATATTTTTAGTTACCAAATAATCAACTCCAAATCCATAGGCAATAAAAGTTTCCTTATTGACTCGATTTGATACAGTTGTTTTTACGATACTGTTCGCTATAAATACGTTAGGAGAAAATCTATTTACTCTATAACCTAACTTTAATATATCACTAATTACTTTGTTCTTAACATCTAAACCATTTTCTAAGCTTCTTTTTTGACTATGATTTAACCTAGTTGTGTGAAGCCCTATGTTCCATTTATTAAAGTTCTCTAACCAACCAATAGTTACTTTTGGTCTAAATTTATCACTATTATAATTTAGCTCATTTTTAAAAGCTAGTGTTGATATTCCTATGCTAAGCCCTGCATGAGCCTTGCTTGTCATTATCAACAACAGTATTATTAATATTCTCATTTGCGATTTCTTCAAGTATTTTTGGGTGGCTTTTTTCTAGAACCTTTAATAATTTATTTAATAATCTAATTTGCTCTTTAGAATGCCTCTTTTCGTGATTCTTTATAGAATACAATTCTTTTTCTAATTTCTTTACTCTTGCGCTACCAAATATATTATTTAGAGCTACTATAAGTAAAATTATAGATAATATGAATAAATAAGCAATTAAATACATCAGTTGTGGATAATAAAATTTTTAATATTATTTAATATAGCATCTTGGTCAAAGCATGATAGATCTTTAGTTGGCTTACCAGAAATAAATGTTATGATATATAATACATATTTCTTATTTAGAATATCTTTAATAATTGCAGTTGTCCATAGATTATGTAATTTCTCCTCCTGGTACCATTCAGTACGCTTAACTATTCCTAACATGGACGGGTAATTATATAATTCCTCTAGACTCTGTTTTTGACCATCTCGCAAGTTAAATTTTCTTGAATTGAAAGTATTAGTTCCAAGATTTACAAATAATTCATAAGTATTATATTTTATTGAATGTGATTCGCCATATAATGACTTGTTGCGCTCTTTTAATGGAATTATACAATTATTCTTCTTTTCTCTTTTATCGCAAGCTTGGGCAACTTCAAAATTAGCCAACCACTCACCATTGACATTTTTTACAATATCAACACTACTAATTGATATCGCTGCCATATCTCCGCACCCTTTTAAGATATTGTCAACATATTTTACAAGCTTGTTAATATCTCCTACAACCTTATGTCTAGCTTGATATCTATGCACCCCTGACAACTCAACAAAACAATAAGTAAATAATAATAATCCTAATATAATTGTGCTTGATTTTGCCTTATTTTCTATGCAAGCATTTATTAAGCCTTTTGTATTCTTCAATGATTTAAAGATGTTTAGAAATAAAAGCCAGTTCATATATTAACCTTATTTATTGACTCTATATAGCTAAAACTAATAAATTCTCTTGGATTTGGAACTTTATCATTAAACTTGCTATCTGTTATTCCTACCGCCCGCATTGATTGAGCTGCTGCACTTGAGCAAACACCATCATAAAAATCTTTAGGCTCTTTTTTTAGTTTCTCCCTAAGCCAGTTATAGCCTTTACAAACAAAATTAGGAGTTAGTAATAATTCGCTAAAATTATAATCATCTTTAGTATTCCAAAACTCCCTTAATTTTTTGTTCTGGCTGCGGTTTATCTTAAACTTATTTGGCAGGTAATAGAAATCATTTGAATCATCTTTGAATCTAGAATCTATTAGATAATCGCCCATTGTATGTACTATCATATAAGTATTAGTTACCCTACCTTCTTCTACTAACTGCTCGCCAACGCTAAAGGTTAATATATTATCTTTTCTTTTTACATCAAAAACAGCTGCGATATGACTAACTTTAACACCAGTTACCCAAAATATTAACTTAGCGAAATACTGCCACCACTTTTTAGCGTAGAAAGCTAAGAAATCACCATCTTTTAGGTTGTCAAATAGATCTTGTAGGGTTATTTGGTTTGTTTTCATTAAAAACTTATGTCAATTTGTTCAATCTCTGAAATAGAATTACAACTTTCTATTTCTTTATTAAGGGTGGCTTGGCGGAAATAAGAATAAGATCTTTGATCTTCAATCAAATCAATTATTCCTTCCGCCTGCGCTATTGTCAATAAAATTGGATTATCATTATTGTCTAACCAATTAATAGTGCCTGTACTCATATTTCTTGGGCTTCTTGCTGCTGCTATTAGATTTAAACCAGCTATTTGTGTTGCTTTAAACTCTGTATCTTTAGAGCCTATTTTATAAGTAACAAATTGATGCATCCAATTGTTTCTATTTATTAGAATTTTAGCTATTGTATTGTCTTTAGCTTCTTGTAATAACTCACTATCTGGCTTTACATACTCCTCAAGGATATCTCCATTTACAATTGCTTTCTTTGGTCTGTCTTCCCATTCTTCTTTTGAGATCTCAATATAACCTATATCATTAGTATCAATAAATGACTCGTTTGCATAGTTAATATCGTTTGGAAAATAGCCAATAACAATATTATCTGATTTATTATATTTTACTGTAAATTTTGCTTTATCTTCTCTCATTTTTGTTTCCTTAAAAATTAATAACCAATTGCAAACCAATACATAAAGTCAACAGTCTTGGAATATTGAAACTGCGAGGCTGTTGCTGTACCCTGCCTCAATGCCGCGGCTGCAGCTGTTCCTCCCGTGTCAGTGGGAGTGGAACCATTACCAACTATGACTTGAGAAATTGCATTAGGAAAAACAATAGGATAGGTTACTGTGCCAGAAGTTGTTGTATTTAAAACATCTCCCCATTGTAATATTATTTCATCAAAAGCGCCGCCAACATTAATTGGTATTTTTGCATAGCCATTAGTTGCTTGATTACTTGCTCCAAACAATCCCAACAATGTATTAGGAGCAACATATTTATCAGCTACAACGCCTGCATTAACCTCCGCTTGTGAGGCTGCTACCGTTCCATTGTCAAGGTTTGCTAGATCTCCTAACAACTGCCAATTAACAACATCAGTTAAAGCATTACCAATATTATTATCTGTTATTGATTTATATAATTTAGTGCCTCCTACTTCTCTTTGAATATCGTCTATATAATATTCTGCGTCTGCTGAATATTCTGGTATTCCTTTGTTTAAAAGATATTGCAATTGCTCTGTTTCTATTTTGTGCAGGCCGTTAAATTCCTCTAAAGATGGCAATTCTTCGCCAGATATAACTGCATCGCTCCAGCCTTCTTGATAAGCTGCTAAGGCTTGTAAAACTGAAATATCTGGAGTTTCAACTTTTGCCCCAGTTTGTAAGCTTCCGAATTGGCCATTATTAGTCGCATTTTCTGAAAATATTTTTTGATGCCTTCTTGTTAAATTAGGATTTGCCATAATTTTATATAATTTATTTATTAGTTATTACGAGCCTGTGATATTCCATACAATCGCCTGACAAACTATATCATCTGCTGAGCCTGTATTTTCAACATAAATTTCTATAATGTCATCTTTTTCAAAGTTTTTTAAAGCTTGTAAAGATATTTGTAAAGGCGTGCCAGCATCAGCTTCTACAAAAGCAGAAGTAATGTCATCATTAATGCCATTGATTCTAAATAATGTTCTAAAAATATCCGCGCCTGCTTGTGATTTTTCTAAGGTTATAGTTGCTAATAATCTTGATGAAATAGTTTTATTGCCATAATATTTCAAAGTTCCATCAACTCCGTTGTAAGTCGTGCTTGCTGTTGCGCTTGTTATTGTTTCGCCTACTGTAAAATATTGATTATCCCCTGCGCCGTCTTGGACATATTCAACATAAATATAATTATTAGGCAAGTCTATTGACTCAATTTTAGCTGTGTAAGTGCTTGTTGCGCCTGTTATAATTTGCCCTTCTTCAAAGTTAGCAGCACTTGCAACCAATATTCTACTAGAAAATAAAAGATTTTCCGAAGTTTTAACAATATTATTAAAATCCATTTTTGCAGGAGTGCTAGCGGCTAAAGCTGTTGTAGCTCCATTGAATGGAAAAACATTATCCATTGTCATTTGAATGGTTGGCGTATTATCAGCAATGCCCTGATTACCTTGTATATTATATGTTGGCAAATCATTATAACCCAAGCTAGCAGGATTAAAAATACCGCCTGCTGTGATTCCTGTTGCTATAAATATATTACCTGATATATTAGCCTCTTTTGCAGTTGCTCCTGGTTCAATATTTAAAGCATAATCAATCGTTCTAGGGTGCAAAATATTCCCGTTAAAATTCAAGGCGTTTATTCCTGTTGGTATATAGCTTCCAACTCCTCCTGTTTGTCCTGACCAGTTATTATCTCTTAAGGTTAGCATTGTCGTTCCTTGACCATTCCATAAAACAACCTTATTATTTAATCCCTCAAAAGATAGCCCATTGGATACTTCTAAGCCACTATCCCAACCTCTAACAAAATTGGCGTTAAAATTTATTGTTCCGTAACCTTCAATAGCTCCAAGACTGCTACCATTGCCAGCAACTCCGCCGATTAAATTACAATTAAATACATAAAATCTTTTATTTCTGCCTTGAAAGCCATCAACTAAAGGGTCAATAGTATAATCAATGTCAGTTGCATCAAATAAAGTTCCAGAATCGCAGCTAACACCAAGTCTTAACAATACTAAATTAGCATCGTTAGCAGTAAACATTGCGTCAGTTCCTTCATAAACCAAAATATCATTTTGTGGATTGTCACCAGTTATTCCGCAATTATTACCAAAAACTATTCTATTAGTTCCTATATTTACTGAACCGCTAATCCTGTAATCTTTGCCATCTTCTAAAGTTATTACACCTGCTACAGGAATAGGAAAGTCAGATAATTTATTTATTACTACCTTGTTTTGTTCGCCTCTTAAGCTTGTTAAAAGCTCCCAGTTATTAGTATCAGTTAAAGCGTTGCCAATATTAGTATTTGTTATTGATTTATAAATATTTGTTGTTCCATCTTCTTTGACTAAGCTGTCTTTGTGATATTCTGTTGCAATATCCCAAACTGCAATGCCTTCTTGAAATAAATATGAAAGCTGCCTTGTGTTTACAAAATTAATTCCGTTAAATTCCTCAAGAGGTGGTCTCTTATCTCCAGAGATGGTCGCATCATTCCAGCCTTGTTCATAAGCGTTACTTTGTAAAACATCTAAATCAGTTGAAGTTGTTGGAGCTAGTAATTGAGCAGATCCAAAAACTCCTAATTTAGAAGCATTTAAGCCTGAAAATATCTTTTGTGTCTTTCTTTCTATTTTTGCCATTATATACTAATTACTTTATTATAATTTAACATCTCGCCTTCTTTAGTGAAGCCTTCTGTATAATTTGTAAAACCTGTTATTGTGCTTGGAATTGCTGTTGCATTATAATTAGTAAATCCAAACATTTTTTTATCTCTTTTTATCAATCCTCCTAACCCAACCCCCATTGGCCTTGGCAATAAATTCTTTCCAAAAGCTATTACAGCCAGATTGAGACTAGCACCAGTTACAAAATAAAATATTTTCATCTTTTTTGTGTCTGATAATATTAAATCAGTACCAAAAAAACCAAATAGACCCTCATCAATTTCTCCGTTGCTATGGTTAGAATTATTCTGAACGATTCTAAGCTTTAGCATAAATCTATAATCCTCATCATCCAGTACGCCTGCTTGGAATATTGAATTATAGCTTAAGAACCCCCCCGAGTCAGTTAAATAGTTAGCATAATCCGTAAAGCCAACGGTAGTATCACTTCCTAACGTTTCATAAGAGGTCATGCCAAAAAAATCTCCAACCGCTTCTATAGTGTTAAAGAATCTATCAGTGCCAATATATTTGCCCAAAACATCTAACTGAGCACCGACCGCAGTTTCTAAATCATAACCATCTTGAACTTGAGAAGCAATATTATCACTTAGTAAAGTTCTTACATGTAAATCAATAGTGGCCTTAGCTTTCTCAAGTTGATTATACTGAATTATAAGTAAATTAGTATAATATTCTATTGTACTGTTTAAGTCTATACTCATAATATAGTTATATCTATTCTAGCATTATCAACAATCCACTTTTCATCTTTAGTATCAGTATTTAAGAAATCTACATAATTTATGCCATCGTTAGAAATCTCAACATTTAAAGGCACGCCACCACCACCAGTTGTATTAATTCCATCTTGAGCTATGCATGTTATCGCCGCTGTGTTAGCTGACTCACCAATAGTAAAAGATAGATTATCAGTTATATATTGTTTTATTCCGTCCTCATCAAAACCCTGTGTTGGATTTAGTTTTTGAATATCAAACCTAATATAAAGCTCTTTTGATGCTGGACGATCAAACAAAATAGTAAATATACTGCCATTGACTGTTGTAATATCTATTGCAATAGCCCCTTTCATATCGCAGCCTGCATTTTTTGTAAAATATATAGTGTCTGCTATATCCGTATTTGCACCACCTTCAACAATAGCCCAAATCCCATGTGCTGGTATTCCGTCAACATCTATTACATCTGTGTAATTTTCAAAAACTCTAGCATCTGTTACGCCATCAATATTTAGTAAATTACCAGTTAAGGAATCTATAAAACCTTTAGCTCTATTAGCTGTTGATTGAGTTGCTCTTAATCTTAAAGTTGCGTCTAGCTCCCCATCTAAGCCAATTTCTAAAGCTCCTGTTGAATTGTTTATGTCTGTAACTTCTAAAATAATAGTAACTGGATTAGTTATTGTATTTGGAATAGTGGTAATTGACCCTAAATCCTTAGCTCTAAAAGTTAAATTATAAACCCCTGCACTTGGAGCGTTGAAAGTATCTAATAAAATAAATTCTGTTCCTGTGTCATCTACGACGGTGTAGCCTGTGCCATCTGGATTATTGGCATCAGCATCTAAACCCTCAAGAGTTACTGCATTATTAACCGTAATCTGTACCTGTTGCTGCGTGAATGTTGCACCCTGTCTTTGAATACCCAACAAAGAAACTCTCTGATCTAAAACAACACCGATAGCTTGCTCAATATCAAAACCAGAATTAATTTGTTGTATAACTTCTAATAAATCTCTTACGCTTTGAGCATAAAGATTTATCAACTGTCCATCTGGCGTGTTGCTATCTATGATTATATCATTGCCATAGATAAGCTTGTAGCCATCTTCTAGTTGCGTTATTATTTCTTGTATTGTGTCAATGGTTAAACCAGTGGCATCTAAAGTACTCATTTATGTAAAAAGTTTTTACATTTTACTTGACATATAAAAAAGCCTGTGTAAAATGTTGTTTGTCCTAGTATCCCACAAGAAATTGTGGGTACGCCCTAAATACTAACGCTATCATTAATAGTATTAGTTGAGTAAATAGTTTTTACGCTGTAATTTAATTTTAAATTTCTGCTGTTGGAATTAAAATTGAGGTCTAAATTTACAACCTCTGTAACTCCATCAACTTTTAATATAACTGTTCTTATCTCTTCTCTTAGTGGTGCAGCTTGTGATCTTTTGGCCAGTCTATTTTTCCAGTCAACGCCTGCATTAATATCAAAAAAACAATCTCCTTTCCATTCTTGGAGTTTTGTTTTTAGATTTTGATTAAGTGCTAATTGAGCTGTTTTGTAAGAAGCTTTGCCCTTTCCAAACGTCCAGTCATTATTACTGTCTACTGCTCTTATTATCATTTTAATAAAGCTCCAACTCTAATTGATAAAGCTGATAAGGCACTCGAAGTAGCACCATCAATAGGTAACTCCCCACTTAACGGATCAACCGTTTTAAGATTAGTTACTATGGTAATAAAATCATCAACCAAAGTCTTTAGATTCTCTGCTGTGTTTTTTAGCTCCAACTTATCATCTATAACAATAGAACCACCACTAGAATTTAGCAAGCTTATTTTTTCATTGTCAAGAGAAATTTTATTATCTAAGTAATTTAATTCCGTTGCTACGTTATTATAGCCTGCAATTTGGTTTACTTGGCTTCTTATTCCTACTAAGCAAATAGCATCTGAAAAGTCGTGAGTTCTTAGCGTGTTAGGGCGTTGAACCAATCCATCAACTAGCCAACTGTCTAAGTCTCTATCATTGAACAAAACTAAACAAGTATCACCTGCATTAATTGGAATTGTTAAACCTCCATTAATTCCTTTATTTACAATAACTGGGCATTTCTCAAGTAAAGAAAAGTTAGTTAAAACCTCCCCATCCGTTGTTTGTCTAACAGATTTATCAACCAATCTAATATCTGCGGTTTGGTCGCTTGGATAAAAAGCTTTTATAATACCTACCCTATGGCAATTAAACTCAAAAAATACATCTTCTTTTAAGCCTTCCATTATATCTTCTAAATCTGGTTCTGTTCTTCTTCCCTTCATACTCCTTTTAAACCTCCTAATAATTTATATCCAATGAATAAGTTTAGTGAAGTAGTGCATTTTCCACCTACTGCACCAGATATTATGCCGCTATGTCTCAAGCCCATTATTTTATATTGACCGTCAAACTTTGGGTTAAATTTTGATTGTACCTCCGCCAATTGCCCTACTTGCAATCTAGGTTCAA